ATTATGAAAATTAGACAATGATATATTAGGATAATATTTATAAATTAAACCCTTGTATAATTGTTCATTTGTTTTATTATCGAATTTATTTTTAATAAATTGTATATAGTTATCAAGAGTAATAAAATATATATTTGAATCTTTATTAATAATTTCAGAAATTAATTTATATTGATTTGGAACTATATTCAAAATCTTGGAAGAATTATCTGTATTTATAATATCAGAATCTAATTTGATATCTTTAAAAATAGACAACTTAATATCTTCTTCAAAATTGTGAGTAATACATTCAAGTTCATCAAATAATTTTTCACCTGATAATTTGTCAATTGCTAATTTTGAATATTCGTCAATATATTGTTTTTTGATTCTAGTAATCCAGAATAATCCTTTATTTCCAGTTTTTATTTCACTATCAATAATATCTTTATTTTTTTTAACAAAAGATTTCATTTGTTCTTTTTTAATTAAATTTATATCTCCTAGTTCTTTTTTGATTAAAGATCTTAATGTATCATTTGGAATTATTTTTTTTTCTAATTGTTCAATTTGTTCAGTTGTTATTTTTTGTTTTTGAGTAAAAAGAAAAAGTTGATTTTTATCAATATATGTATTTAAACTTAATGTTATTTTTTCTAAAACATCATTTATTGAATCATTTTCAATTATAGGATATTTTAATTTAATATTCGTATGTTTTTCTGTATCAAAATATTGAATTACTGAATAATCATGAAAATTGTCATATTTAGTAAATAATTCCATATATTATAATTCATATATTATATTATTTACTTTAAATTTATAGGGGTACTTGTAATATCCTGACCACAATAAACAATTGGATTTTTACTATAATCAACAATATCATAAATATTTATTTCATTAGATTTTTCTAATAAATATTTCATATTTCTCCAAAATTTAGGAGTATGTCCTGTTTCATCTGTCATAATATGTGCTAATTCATGGACAGCTACAAAAATAATAGTATTATCATCTATAAATTGATTTGTATCTTTATCTCTTATACATAAAGATAATTCATCACCTTTATTAACTGAATAAGCTACATAAACAGAACCTGGTATATTTTCAGTAATAATTTCAGATTTAAAATTATCACACAAGTATTTCACCCCATCTTTATCTTCACCTTCGATATGTTTGATTAATTTATTTAATTTAATACTTATATTTGCCATTTTATCTGCTGCTTCTTGTTTATCATCTAATCGACGAACATAATATTTCTTATTATTAATATTAGATTTTACTAATTCAAGATGAAGACTCTTTCTTACAAAATTCATATAAACAAAAAATATTATTAAGATGACTAATAAAATAGATAATTCTCTCATATATGATAATATTGATTTTAATTTTGTAATTAATAAATTTGATTTAAAATTTTATTTAGTTTATTAGTTATAATAACAATTACAATGGAAAAACAATTTCAAATTATTGATATTCAATCTGATGATATCTTTATTAATAAAGTGAAAAAGTTTTGTATTACCTTATACGGTAAAAATGAAGATAATGAAAATGTATCTTGTCACATAGTAGATTATTTACCACACTTTTATTTGAAAGTACCAGATGATTGGGATACAACAGATTGTATTCATTTATTAAAACGAGTTTGTAAAAACACAAAAAAGGATTATAGAAATGAAACGATTATTTTAAAATCTTTAATTCGAGGACAAAATCATAAATCACATGTTCTTCGTGGTAAAGATTTCTATAATCTATCGTGGGACAAAAAAAATAATAAAATAAAAGATTTTAACTTTTTCAAAGCATCATTTACAAATCTAGGTGATATGAAAAAAGTAATCACAGAAATTAAAAAGTTTTATAACAATGATCCAAAAAGTAAATTTTCTTATACAGAAAAAGATATAAAATGGATAAATATCGATCGAATAAATGAAAATGATAGAATATGTGATAGTAATTTATATGAATCATCTATTCATCCAGTAATTCGATTTATTCATGAGATGAAAATTGATCCAACTGGGTGGGTTAAATGTAAAGTAGAAGAAAATAGTTTATTATCTCCTATATTTAGTGAAAATGATATTGATGAATTTGTTTGTAATTGGAAAAATATAGAAAAGATTTCAGATGTTAAAACTAGTAATTATAAGATTGCTTCTTTTGATATTGAGTGTGATAGTTTAACAGGTGATTTTCCTATGCCTAAAAAGAATTTTAAAAAACTAGCTGGGAGTTTATTTGATGCTTATCGTAAAATTCAAGAAAAATTGCCTTATAAATTAGAAAAACAAAGCGGATCAGAAACAGACAGCGATTCAGATGATGATATATCTGTTGATATCGAAACAGTAGAAAATATTACAAAAAATGTTTTATATTTATCATTTAATAAAGATGTTCCAAATCTAAAATCATATTATAATTATGTTGATATTCATAAAGTTAAAACAAAAGATAATAAATGTATAGATCCTGTATTTATGAATTTACTGTGTAAAGAAATATCTAATATTTCTAACATCTATACACTTATACACGATGAAAAACCTAAATCAAAAGATAGGGATATTCTAATTGAAAAAATTAAAAAAATTATTGATGAATATGCTATTGATGAAAATGATGAAAAAATTGATAATCTAGGCGATCCAATTATTCAAATTGGAACAGTATTTCATGATTATGGAACAGACAATTGGTATAGAAATATACTTGTTATTGGACCAGAAGACAATATGTCCGAAGATTTAGTTTGTGATAAAATGAATGATTTAGATATCGAAGTTGTTTGTTGTAAAGATGAAAAAGAATTATTAGAAAAATGGTCATTATTAATCAAAGAACAAGATCCAGATTTTATTACTGGATATAATATCTTTGGTTTTGATTTCAAGTATATCAAAGAAAGAGTTGATGTATTCTTTGAATGTCCAAAATATCATTCTGGTAAATGTATGTGTAATGATTGGGGTCATCATGAAACATGCCCTAAATCTGAATTTTATAATTTAGGTAAGATTGATCAAGGTATTACAACTCATAGAAGTAAAATTTGTAGTTTTAAATGTCAAGATTTAAATTCTTCTGCCCTTGGTGAAAATAAATTAAATTATTTTACGATGGATGGTCGAATTTTATTTGATATTCAAAAAGAAGTAGAAAAAGGTCACAGTTTAGATTCTTATAAATTAGATAATGTTGCTTCACATTTTATGAGAGGAAAAATTAAACAAATAGAAAATAATAGAATTAAAGTTGACTCAATTGGTCATCTTAAAAAGGGTGATTTTGTATCATTCAGACTTCATAGTAATATTGGTGAAGAATTATATAATGATGGACAGAAAATCAAAATTAATGATATTCACAAAAATCATTTATTTCTAGAAGAATCACTAAATGTTAAGTTAGATTATTATCATAAAATTGAATGGTGTTTGAATAAGGACGATATTTCACCTCAAGATATTTTTGATAAACAAAAAGATATGGGACCTTTAGGGTCAAAGGGTCGTGCTGAAGTTGCTAAATATTGTATTCAAGATTGTGAACTTTGTATTAATTTACTTTTACTTCTTGATATTATTCCTAATAATTTAGCAATGGCGAATGTTTCACTTGTTCCAGCTTCTTATATTTTCTTAAGGGGTCAAGGTGTCCGAGTAACATCTGTAGTAGCAAATACATGTTTTAAAAGAAATACATTTATTCCTGAACTTATAAAAATTCCAAATTTGAATGAATATGTAAGAATGGCAAAAAATATAAAAGAAAAAGAAATTTCAGAAATAGAAAAACAATATGATACTATTGTTAAGGATTTTAATAACAATAAAAAATATATCATTGAACATGATAGAAATGGAAATGAAATATCTAATATTTTTGAAAAATATATTAGATCTCAATATATAAAAGATTCAGATTGGAGATTACCTAGCATTTGGGAAATGGATAATGTTATACAACAAATTAAAGATCCTGATGAATATAAAATCAAAGGTTTTGAGGGAGCAATTGTATTAGACCCAACACCAGGTATTTATCTTGATGATCCAGTTGCTGTTTTAGATTATGCTTCACTTTATCCTTCTTCTATTATTGAATTAAATATTTCTCATGAAACATTCATTGATGATGATTCATTAATTGAAGAAATGGGATGGATTAAAGATAAAGATTATAAAGAAATTACATATGATAATTGGATTTATAAGGGTAAGGGCACCGGAGATACAATTGAAAAAATTTTGGATAAAGATAACCCTCGAATCACTTGTAAATTTATAACAAAAGAGTTTATGAAAAATAATAATTTAGTTGGAAAAGACGAAGAACCTATGGGTATTATTCCAACAGTTTTATCTGATCTATTAGGAGCAAGAAAACAAACAAAGAAACGAATGAAAAATGAACCAGATGAATTTAAAAAGAAAGTATTAGATGGACTTCAGTTAGCATATAAAGTGACTGCTAATTCTGTGTATGGTCAATTAGGAGCAAAAACCAGTCCAATATTCAAACTTGAATTGGCAGCATGTACTACATCTGTTGGTAGAGAAAGATTGACGGTTGATGCTACAGAAGGTGTTAAAAAATGGGCATTGGCAACTGGTCATGAAATACCAGAAGTTGTTTATGGTGATACAGATTCGGTATTTGTTAAATTTAGTCGTAAAACAAAAGATGGTATCCTTTTGGAAGGTAAAGAAGCTTTAGCTCATTCAATTAAATGTGGAGAAGAAGCAGGAGAATTTATCAAAGAATTAATGGATTCGGAGGGGAAACAACCTCAGGTTCTAGAATATGAGAAAACATTCTGGCCCTTTATCTTAATAAGTAAAAAAAGATATACCGGTGATAAATATGAGTTTGAACCAACAAATGGAAAAAGGACAGCAATGGGTATTGTATTGAAACGTAGAGATAATGCTCCGATTGTTAAATATGTCTTTGGTCATGTTATTGAGAAAATTATGATTGAAAAAGATTTCTTGGCGACAGTGGAATGGTTAAAACAAACACTTCAAGAAATTAGAGAAGGTAAATTTCCTATTTCATATTTTGTAATTTCTAAATCACTTAGAGGTTATTATAAAAATCCACAGAGTATTGCTCATAAAGTATTAGCAGATCGAATGGCAGAAAGAGATCCGGGAAATAAACCAAAAGCAAATGATAGAATTCCATATGTTTATCAAAAAGTAGATGATACACCCGAAATAATTGGATACAAGATGAAAACAGTTAAAAAGGAAAATGGATTTTATAAGAATGGAAAACCAAAATTTAAGAATGTAAAAGTTCCAGATATGGATAATCCAAAATATAAAAAGAAGGTAATATTACAGGGAGATAGAATTGAACATATTGATTATATTAAACAGAATAATGTGCCGATTGATTATGAATTTTATATTACAAATCAAATAATGAATCCTGTTAAACAGGTATTAGATTTAGAAATGGATCCAAATGAAACTGAAAAATTATTTCAAAAATAAATTATAATTAATAGTATAAAATGTTAGTTAAAATGATGGGAGGTGGTATTAAAACGCAGGTAAAAGATTTAGGAAAGGGTAAAGATACAGAATTATATTTAATGGGTTTAGGGGTGATGTTTATTTTATTAAAAACATTGATAGTTCAGTGGTCATACAATAAAATTGCTCCAAAATTAACTATGAATTTAGGTAATGATCCTTCTAAATTTGTTCCTTTAAGTTTTTATGAATCATTTTTATTTGTTATTTTGATTGAGTTTTTATTTTAAATAAGTTTTATTTAGTCAAAATTTTTTTCTATACTAAGGTATAAAAAGATGGGAGGAGGTTTAATGCAGCTTGTCGCTTATGGAGCTCAGGATATTTACTTAACGGGGAATCCCCAGATTACTTTTTTCAAGGTTGTGTATCGCCGCCACACGAACTTTTCAATGGAGACTATTGAACAAACATTGAATGGAAATACACAAGGTACTTCCGGTAGTACAGCTACTTGTACTATTTCTAGAAATGGTGATTTGGTTTTTAGATGCTATGTTCAATCTAAGGAATCCGGTATCAGCAAGGGTATGGACTTAATTAAAGAATGTGAATTAGAAATTGGCGGTCAAAGAATTGATCGTCACTATGATGAATGGAATAAAGTTTGGAGTGAACTAAGTATTCCTTCTTATAAATCGATACCTTATCGATGTATGACGGGAAGTACGGGAGAAGAAATGAAGACTGGCGGGACAGACTGCGTCGATAATATTCATATCCCTTTGAATTTCTGGTTTTGTCGTAATCCTGGTCTTGCTCTACCACTAATCGCCCTTCAATATCACGAAGTGAAACTCAAGTTTACTTGGGGAACTTGTGGGGCACCTTCTCCAAATCCCACTGTATATTGTGATTATATTTATCTTGATACAGATGAAAGGCGAAGATTTGCTCAAGTTTCCCATGAATATCTTATTGAACAGATTCAAAGAGAAGAAAAGGTAGTCTCCTCTGGAGCAGCGATTAGTGGTTCAGGGACCCAAAAAACTTTCAAATTAAATTTTAATCACCCAGTTAAAGAATTAATCTGGACCCATTCGAAAATTATGTCTGCTAAGGATATTAAATTAAAACTTAATGGTCATGATCGTTTTTCGGAACAAGTCCCTGAATATTTTGCTTTAAAACAACCATATGATTATCACACAAATATCCCACAGCAAAATTTACCTACCCACAGTCCTGCTTCTGAAATTGCTGACGCATTCTTGGGGTCAGTAGGAGAGATTAAAATCGGTAAAGTTTGGACACCAGCCCTGGCGACAGGGGCGAGCAAAATTGTTTACACCGTCGATGTGGCGGGCACATGCAATGTTGAATTCCCCGCTGGTAATGGCGTAGTCGATCAAGTTATTCCCGGAGATGAAATTGTATTAGAAATCACTCATGTCGGTTTCGATGCCACCACAAATGATGTGGATAGCAATAATCTTGTGTCTACGGATGGTGATTTGATTCAGTTCCAGCAGTTCTCATCGACTGTCATAAGCAAAGACTCCACCAATATAACATTTGAACGCCAATTTCAGGTTGGGGATGAAGGAACAACTCTTGACTCCGATTCAGCAAATAACACCGGGACCTCACCAATCCGTGTGCAATTTATAAAAAGGGTGCTAGGTGGAAATACTGATTTGCAAAAAAAAATAAATGTATATTCTTTTGCCCTTAAACCGGAAGAGCATCAACCATCAGGAACTTGTAATTTTTCGAGAATCGATAATGCTCAATTAGATATGACTATATTAAAATCTGACACATCGGAATCATTAACAGTATATGCCGTTAATTACAATGTCCTCCGTATCATGTCTGGTATGGGCGGTTTAGCATACAGTAATTAAATTAATTTATCCCTATTAAATCTTTAATTTAAATTTTAATTTCAAATTAAATATCTTTAAAATATTTAATTGGTTTTCTTTTCTCAAAATTTTTTTCTATATTAAGGTATAAAAAGATGGGAGGAGGTTTAATGCAGCTTGTTGCTTATGGAGCTCAGGATATTTACTTAACGGGGAATCCCCAGATTACTTTTTTCAAGGTTGTGTATCGCCGCCACACGAACTTTTCAATGGAAGCAATTCAACAAACATGGAGTGGTAATCAAACTGGGTCTGCTGGATCCCGTTGTACAGCAACCATTTCTAGAAATGGTGATTTAGTTTACAGAATGTATTTAGAACTTACCGGTAAAATAAATAATGATGGCGACCATGATGTTTCTTCTGCCGCGATCGATAATGTAGAATTAGAAATTGGGGGTCAAAAAATTGATAAGCACACTGGACATTGGATGAATGTTTGGTCTTATTTAACCGAACTTAATCCTTCTGGAAAAGTTGGAAGATTAAGCGCGAAAAATGGAACATTATTTCAAAATATGAGTGGTATGGGTGGTTCAGCAAAGGTAACCACCGGTAACCCCGATACCCATCACTATGTACCCCTTCAATTTTGGTTTTGTCGTAATCCTGGTCTTGCTCTACCATTAATTGCCCTTCAATATCATGAAGTTAAGGTAATTTTAAATCACAGTATCGGTGATAAATATTCTGGGGGTGGAGTGTCTCCATCAAATAAATTATGGTGTGATTACATCTATCTTGACACTGATGAAAGAAGAAGATTTGCTCAAGTGTCTCATGAATACTTAATTGAACAAGTTCAAGAAGGTTCTCTAACTGATGGAAAAGGGGAATTAAATTTTAATCATCCAGTTAAAGAATTGATTTTCACTCGCGATACAATTAACGGAACTGATTCGGTCGGTGGGGATAATATCATACTCAAATTGAATGGTCATGATCGTTTTGCATCTAGAGATTCTACATATTTTACTAGAACTCAAATCTGGGAACATCATACTGGTTCGGGATCCCTTGATTGTGGTGCCGCCGCCGGCGCTGGTGTTGATGCCGGAATAGGTAAATTTAATGATGCTATTGCTGTATATTCTTTTGCCCTCAAACCAGAAGAGCATCAACCATCGGGGACTTGTAACTTTTCAAGAATTGATAACGCAAGATTAGAACCGGGGACTACTAGCGGTAACGGTGCTACTAAGATATTCGCTGTTAATTATAATGTTCTCCGTATCATGTCTGGTATGGGTGGTTTAGCATACAGTAATTAAATGAATTAATTTAAATCAATAAATATATTTTATTTATCTTTTATTTTTAAAAATGATTAAATAAGTTTTATTTAGTCAAAATTTTTTTCTATATTAAGGTATAAAAAGATGGGAGGAGGTTTAATGCAGCTTGTTGCTTATGGAGCTCAGGATATTTACTTAACGGGGAATCCCCAGATTACTTTTTTCAAGGTTGTGTATCGCCGCCACACGAACTTTTCAATGGAAGCAATTGCTCAAACTTGGAACGGTGACGAAACTGGTCAAAATACTCGTTGTACTTCGACGATTTCTAGAAACGGTGATTTAGTTTACAGAATGTATCTAGAAATTGAGGGAAAAATGCCCGACCAGACCCCGGATAATAATCCAGGAGTATCTTGGATAAATTCTATTGAATTAGAAATAGGGGGTCAAAAAATTGATAAGCATACAGGAGAATGGATGGAAGTATGGTCTGAATTAACGCAGAAAAATTTCGGTTCTACATCGCTCGCAGCGGCACCAGAAGGCGATGGCGGATCTTTATTTCAAAGAATGTCAGGTTCGAGTGGAGTGACCGGTGCTCCTTCGGTACAAGTATTATATACAGTTCCGCTACAATTCTGGTTCTGCCGTAATCCTGGTCTTGCTCTACCTTTGATCGCCCTCCAATACCACGAAGTTAAGATTATACTTGAACACGATTTCGGCGGAACATTCTCCGGCTCATCCGGATTTAAAAGAAATACTTTATATGCTGATTATATTTATCTTGATACAGATGAACGTCGTAGATTTGCCCAAGTTTCTCACGAATATTTAATTGAACAAGTTCAAGATGATGAATTAAAAACTGAGACATCTAGCGATCTTAATTTTAATCATCCAGTTAAAGAACTAATTTGGACTCGGAAAAATGGGACAGGGGTGTCGTTGGAACCAGTTGTTGGACTTGGAACCGCGGATGCGAATGGGTTCGCTGGTGCTAAATATCATTTGAAATTAAATGGACATGATAGATTCACAGAGAGACCCCATCCATATTTCTCTAGAACACAAATTTGGGAGCATCATAGTGGTCAAGGTGGTCTTAATAGTACAGAAGATGGAGTTCTGAATGATTCTATTTGTGTTTATTCTTTTGCCCTTAAACCGGAAGAGCACCAGCCATCGGGAACCTGTAACTTTTCAAGAATTGATAATGCTCAGTTAGTTAGCTCTGCTTCGTTTCTCGCCAATTCTAAGATATTTGCTGTTAATTACAATGTCCTTCGTATCATGTCTGGTATGGGTGGTCTAGCATACAGTAATTAAATGAATATAATTAAACAAGATAAATTACTAATTAAAATTATTTTTTTCTTTGACTAAATTTGTTTTATTTAGTCAAAATTTTTTTCTATAATAAAGGTATAAAAAGATGGGAGGAGGTTTAATGCAACTTGTCGCTTATGGAGCTCAAGATATTTACTTAACGGGGAATCCCCAGATTACTTTTTTCAAGGTTGTGTATCGTCGCCACACGAACTTTTCGATGGAGGCAATTGCTCAAACTTTTAACGGAACATCTGATTTTGGTAAAAATGTTTCAGCAACTATTTCCAGAAATGGAGATTTAGTTTACAGGATGTATTTAGAACATACTGTCGAATTTAAATCCAATGGATCATCTTTGAAAGAGTATTTAAATATAACCAGTAATTATGGTTCTAATTTAATTAAAGAATGTGAACTAGAAATAGGGGGTCAAAAAATTGATCGTCACTATAATCACTGGCATTCTGTTTATTCACAATTGGTTGAAAAAAATCCAGATGGTTCTTTTGATAATGGATCTAATGAACAAAGTATAAGTGATAATACAATTAAAAGATCAACTCTTTTCAATACTATGTCTGGTAATGGGGGTCCTGTTTCAACAGGTCTGTCCACCGATAACGTAGTTGGATTAAAGACAGGTTCATGGAATAGTATTATTACATCTTCGAATGACGATACGAATCGAGATATATCTAATACTAATATATATATCCCGTTATATTTCTGGTTTTGTCGTAATCCGGGTCTTGCTCTTCCATTGATTGCTCTACAATATCACGAAGTTAAAGTTAAAATGACTTTTGAAAAATATCAAAATTTGGTCAAAAATGTAAATGAGGGTGATGTAGATGATAATTTAATGTCAAATAGTAATACACTTTCGTTGTCATATACTGATTTAGATTCTTCTAATGTCGGAAATAAAAAATTTACTTTATGGTGTGATTATATTTATCTTGATACAGATGAAAGAAGAAGATTTGCTCAAGTTTCTCATGAATACTTAATTGAACAACTTCAATTTCAAGAATTTTCTAATACCAAAAATATGAATCTTAATTTTAATCATCCAGTAAAAGAATTAATTTGGACATCTAGTCATAATATTTTAGATGATAGTATATCATCTATAAGTCCCATAAATTATTCCTTCCCTCAAACTTGGGACGAGGATGATGCTAAAAATAATGCTATTTTAAGAGAACCACAATCCCTAGATGATGATAATACCTATCAATTAAAATTAAATGGTCATGATAGATTTAAAGAAAGATCCTCGACTTACTTTACAAGGACTCAAATATGGGAACATCATACGGGATATGGATCTACAGTTAATAAGGATGCGATTGCTGTTTATTCTTTTGCCCTTAAACCGGAAGAACATCAACCATCGGGGACTTGTAACTTTTCGAGAATTGATAATGCTCAACTAGTTGTTGGAGGGTCTAGTCCTTATTTAAATCATAATGTTTATGCCGTTAATTACAATGTCCTTCGTATCATGTCTGGTATGGGCGGTTTAGCATACAGTAACTAAATGAAATAACTAAATTTATAAAGTATCTAATATTTCCAAAATTTCACTAGTGTTATATTTTCTCTTAGAACAATCAATACAAAGTGTGATTAATTTTTCTAATAAATTATTTTTTTCACTTACATCAAGATTTCTAGATTCAGATTGAAGGGTATATTCATCTATATTCATAAAATAATTATTTTCTTTGAAACTTACACCTTGATTTACCCATAATCGAATAATTTCAATAACTTTTTCAATATCATCTAAATTTTCATCATCTAATGTTGATTTATTTAATTCTTGTTCAAAATTTGTACTTTTTAATTTATTTCCAGACCATAATCCTAAAACATAAATTAAAGATTTTAATGAAATTTTGTTTTGTTTTTCTGGAACATTATCGTTTAAAATATTTCTAATATCAGAAACAACGGTTTCTACATTTGTTTCTGGTTCTGGTTCCGGTCCTGGTTCCGGTTCTGGTTCCGGTTCTGGTTCCGGTTCTGGTTCCGGTTGTGGTTCCGGATCTGGTTGTTCAGATACTTCTGGTTGTTCAGATACTTCTGGTTGTTCAGATACTTCTGGTTGTTCAGATACTTCTGGTTGTTCAGATACTTCTGGTTGTTCAGATACTTCTGGTTGTTCAGATACTTCTGGTTCTTCAAGTTGATCGACGGTTATTTCTGATTCTTCATTATCAATGTTTTCTTGCTCTTCAATAATATTATCAATTTCACTCATTTTTTATACTATATAAAATATTTAATTTTAAGTAATTTAAATATATGTTATTTATTTATTAATATAGATATATGTCAAATATAAATGCTGGAAATAAAGGATTAATTAATCTTGGTAATACATGCTATATGAATTCAGTTTTACAATGTTTAAGTCATTTATTAGTTTTTCATCCCCAAAATGAAAAATTTTTTAATGTTTGTAAAAATTTAGATAATGGATTAATGTATGAATGGTTTCAATTTCAAAGAAAAATGTGGTCAAATAATAATAAAAATTTAATTAATCCAATAGATCTTTTAAAGACTTTTAAAAATAATTGTGAAAAAAATGATTTATATTTTGAGAATTTTGATCAAAATGATGTTGATGAATTTTTAACTTTATTTTTAGATCTGATACACAAAGATGTTAAAAGAAGTGTAAAATTCAATCTGAAAAGTAAAAAAAAAGATGATGAAACCAGTAAGGTCATAGTAAAGGGTTTTGAGACATGGAAAAAATTTTATGAAAATGATTATTCATATATTGTTGAAAATTTTTATTCACAATTATTAACATTAAATATTTGTCCCGAATGTTATTATTTTACTTCAAATCATGATCCTATTCAAGTTTTATCACTTGAAATAAATTCAAATTGTGAAACAATCTATGATTGTTTGGATAATTATACAAAAAAAGAAGTACTAGATGAAAAAAATAAATGGAAATGTGATAAATGTAAATTAGAAGTTTGTTCTCATAAAAAGACTATGTTATTTAAATCTTCAGATATCTTAATAATTTTATTAAAAAGATATGGATCTAATTTAAGGAAAAATAATAAATTTATAAAATATCCAATTGCTCTTGATCTTTCAAAATATAATAAAAATTATGGAACAAATAAATCAAATATGTATGCACTAAATGGATTTTGTATTCATGGGGGATCTTTGAATGGTGGTCACTATTATGCTGTATCAAGAAATTGTTTAGATAAAAATTGGTATGAATATAATGATTCTTCTGTAAGTTCTATTGATGGTGATAATATATTAAAATATAATCCATATTTATTTTTCTATAAAAGAATCTAGTTTATTTTAATCCAACCATCTTTTGTATTTTCATATAAATTATTATCTTTTCCTTTCATAACAACATTTAAAGGAATACATTCCGAACATTTACCTAATCCAGTTGGTGTATCTTCTTTACCTGTATATTTGTGATTACTACAGGAACATTGTTTACTTTTTTTTTGTTGAGTTTTCTTTTTACTTCTCCTTGTTTTTTTAGTTATTTTTCTATGAACTCTTCCAGGAGAAATAGATCTTTTTTTATGTTTAGTTTTTTTTGTTGATCTTTTTTTACTCTTTTTAAGAGTTTTTCCACCATCTTTTTTCATAGAACCACTTCTTTTCATTGCACTAAAAGGTATTGCTCCTCCATATTGTTTTTCAAGTTTATTTAATCTTTTCAACATTCTTATATTATTATAGATTAAATTCTTCATCATTTAAATCTTCATTTTCATCTGAAAGATCTTCATCTTCATTTAATTCAATTGACGAATAAATAAAATCAAATAAATCCATAAAATTATTATTTTTTTTAAATAAACCTAAATCATGTAAATCGGACTGATTTTTTAAAGATAAAAATAAATCATTTATTTCTTCAAGATATTTTAATTCAAAATATTCATACTCATAATCATTCATCTAGATACTTATTATATAATAAATTAATAAATTCCGATTTAAACGAGTCAAAATCTATAATTACATGAAAATCATTTTTTGAGTTTATCCATTCATATGTCTGAAGAGACATTTCTTCTATTAAATCTTTATTTATAGTATTATCTTCATATTTTACTTTTTGATTTAACCATTTTTCTTTTGATATTTTTATTTTAGTGATTGGTTGAATATCCATTTTATCTTAAATAAAGAGTATATTAATTTTTTACAAACGAATAAACTTTATCTAAAATACTTTCAATAGATTCTTTACCACTATCTATTATTAGAGGATTATCTTTTTCAAACCATTTAAATTCATTTTTTTCAGAAATATGATCACGATTATCAAGATGATCTTGATAATTTTGAGGATAAACTAATTTTATTCTTTCTTCTTGAATAATGGGATCAACTTTTAATTGTATTATTTTAAATCCAGATTTAGATAAAGATTCATATTCATTTTGATATCTTAAATCATCGACAATACAGTGAGTTTTACCTTCACATTGTTTTAGTACATAATTAATCCATACATCGGAATCAATTTCTCTCATTTTAGTTCCAATTGATGTTAAAAGACTTCTATCTTTTTCTTTCATATTAAAGAGATCTTTAGCGACATCTTTAACTTTTTTACCAAATGAATAAATTTGAAAACGACTATCACTTTCTAATAAAATATTTGCTAATGAACTTTTACCAGAACACATTTTACCAGTAATTGCTATTTTCATATTATAATAATTAATGAATTTAATTTTAAATTATATTTCCAGATTTTTAAACTAAATAACTTAAAACCTTAATTAGAATATAATGTATAATAGAACAATGCGTGTATTAAAAAGATCAGGAGAATATGAAGAAGTATCATTTGATAAAATTCTCACTAGAATTAAATCTTTATCTAGAGGAAAAGAATTTTCAAAACAATTAAACATTGATGAAACTTTGGTTGCTCAAAAGGTTGTTAAAGAAATATATGATGGTGTTAAAACTAGTGAATTAGATGAATTATCTTCACAAATTTCAATGTCAATGTATTCAACTCACCCTGATTTTAAAATACTAGCTGGCAGAATTGCCGTATCTAATTTACATAAAAATACTCTTATTAAATTTTCAGATAAGATTGAAGTTATGTATAATTATCAATCAGATGGTGTTAAAAAACCATTAATTGCCGATTATCTATATAATTTAGTTAAAAATAATAAAGATAAAATTGATTCTATCATTGATTATTCATTAGATTATGAATATGATTTTTTTGGATTAAAAACTTTAGAAAAGACTTATCTTTACAAGATTAATAAACAAATTATTGAAAGACCACAAGATATGTTAATGAGAGTTTCTTTATCAATTCATCGTAATAATTTAGATTTAGCATTTGAAAATTATAATTTAATGTCTAAACATTTATTTACTCACGCTACACCAACTTTATATAATGCTGGTTCAAGGAGAGAACAATTTGCTAGTTGTTTTCTCTTAACAATGCAAGAGGATTCCATTAAGGGTATTTATAAGACTTTATCTGATTGTGCTCAGATATCTAAACACGCTGGTGGAATAGGATTATCTGTACATGATATTCGAGGAGTAGATTCATATATATCTGGGACAAATGGTAATTCAAATGGTTTAGTCCCTATGTTACGTGTATTTAATGATACAGCTAGATATGTAGATCAAGGTGGCGGAAAAAGAAATGGTTCATTTGCGATTTATTTAGAACCATGGCATAATGATATATTTGAATTTATTGAACTTAAAAAGAATCATGGTAATGAATTAGAAAGAGCAAGAGATTTATTTTATGCTTTATGGATCCCTGATTTATTCATGAAAGAAGTAAAAGAAGATGGAGAGTGGTGTTTATTTTGTCCTAATGAATGTAAAGGATTAAGTGATGTTTGGGGAAAAGAATTTGAAGAATTATATAATAAATATAAAAACAATAATAAATATCGTAAAATTGTAAAAGCGAGAGAATTATGGTCAGAAATATTAACATCTCAAATTGAAACAGGAAATCCATATTTACTTTATAAAGACAGTTGTAATCAAAAATCAAATCAACAAAATTTAGGAACAATTAAATCATCAAATCTTTGTACAGAAATTATTGAATATACGAGTCCAGATGAAACAGCTGTTTGTAATTTAGCTTCAATTTCATTAAAAAAGTTTGTTATACCTAAGATTGTAAATGATAAAATGATTATTTATTCAAAACCGAATTGTGTTTATTGTAAATTAGCAAAAGGATTATGTATTAAAAATAATATTGAATTTGATGAATTAAATTATAAAGAATTAACATCATTATCCGGTCAAGAACCATTTGGTGTTAAATTTCCACAAATATATAAATCACAAAATTATGGTAGAGAATATATTGGTGGATATACTGAATTAGAAGAATATTTAAGACCAGAATATGATTTTGAAGGATTAAGAAAAATTACAAGGCAAATCACTAAAAATTTGAATAATATTATTGATTATAATTATTATCCTATTCCAGAAACAAAAAGATCAAATTTAAGACATAGACCAATTGGAATTGGTGTTCAGGGATTAACAAATGTATTTTTGGAGATGAATTATCCATTTGATTCGGAAGAAGCAAAGAAAATTAATGAAGAAATCTTCGAATGTATTTATTATGCTTCAATGGAAGAATCAATGGAATTAGCAAAAGAAAGAACAGAATATGTTGAAAAATTTAAATTAGGATTAAAACAATTAGAAACAGGATTTGTTTCAGAAAATGGAGAATTCACAACATCTTTAGAAATGGATCAAATAAGAGAAAAATATAATATTATAAATGAAGAATTAAACAGAGATGAATATCTTGGTTCTTATAGTTCATTTATAGGATCTCCTTTACAAAAAGGAAAATTTCAATTTGATTTATGGAATACAAAACCATCTAATAGATATGATTGGAAAAACCTAATGGATAATATTCAAAAATATGGTACAAGAAATAGTTTATTAGTTGCCCCGATGCCTACTGCTTCAACAGCTCAAATATTAGGTAATTATGAATGTTTTGAACCAATTATGTCTAATATTTATACAAGGCGTGTATTAGCAGGAGAATATATGATAATGAATGATTATTTAGTTGAAGATTTAATATCTCTTAATTTATGGACTAAAGAATTAAAAGATAAGATAATTTTAAATGATGGTTCTGTATTATCTATTGATGAAATTCCAAATTTAATCAAATATAAGTATAAAACTGTATGGGAAATAAAACAAAAATATATAGTTGACATGGCGATTGATCGTGGTAAATATATTTGTCAATCTCAAAGTATGAATTTATTCTTAGAAAATCCAACAATATCTAAATTAACTAGTATGCACTTTTATTCTTGGGAAAAGGGATTAAAGACAGGTATTTATTATTTAAGATCTAGACCTTCTTCAAAAGCAATTCAATTTACAATTTCTCCTGATTGTGTTAATTGTTCAGGTTGATCTTTTTTAATATTATTTTCTAAAGAAACTGTTATGAATAAAGATATAACAAATAAAAAGAATATAATAAATAATATTGGAAATAAGACTAACAACCAGGCAATTGGTTTTCCTATTTTAGGAATCTTACAAATATAATTGATAGCAATAACCCAAAATACAGAATAGGAAACATAGCATAATAATCCTCCGTGGAAATAATTTCTTGTTTTAGAATTAATAAGTTGATTATTGCTAGATATGAGATAAATATAAAATAATACTCCAATAAATGACAATACTAAGTAAATATAAGATGGTTTACATAATTTTTGTAATAATTCATTTAATTTCATATATTTAAAATATAGAAAAAAAATAAAATAATTAATAAATGATTAATAATATTAAAAATGAAGATGAAATTATAAATGATTTTAGTTATAAACAACAAGTATTAGATATCATTAATAATCTCGAATTAAATAATAATACAGATAAAAATATATTAAAAAGTCGTTTTTTGGGTGAGGTTTTGAAATATGAAGAAAGAAGAAATCATACTAAAAAATATTATAATATATTTCGTTTTTTGGTAACTACGGGTTCTATTTTATTACCAGCTATACTTTCTATGGGACAAATGGATCCTGCTAAATTACCAAAAAATTTTGAAAATATTAGTTATTGGGCTTCTTGGACGATCTCTTTAATGGTAACAGGTTGTAATGGATTTTTACAATTATTTTCATTAGATAAAAACTATTTTGAATTTGCTATTACAACAGAACAATTAAAAACAGAAGGGTGGCAATATTTTCAATTATCTGGTAAATATGAAGAATATGAAGATCATAAAGAAGCATATAAACCGTTTTGTAAAAGTATTGAAAATATTAAAAGAAAACAAGTTGAAAAAGAATTTCCTGGCAAAGCAGATGTTAATAAAGGAAAAAAAGAAAATAGAGAAAAAAAAGAATTTGATTTTCAAAAAGAACTATTCAAAAATTTGCCACAACAATACAAAATAGAAAATGATTCTAAAACAAAAGAAATGGATCATAAAATGGATCAATTATTAAACGTATTAGGAAATGGTAAAGAATTAATATCAACAGTTGGAAATGTTAGAGATATACTTAAAGAACCCGATATTTCGGTGGAGGTTACAAAATCTGATGATAAAAAAGAACCAAAAGGGGCAAAAACAAAAGAACCTAAAGAACCAAAAGAACTTCCTAAATAAATTTAAGTCATTAATTTAAATATTTTTTTATGAACATCTTTTTTATTTTTTTTAACTGTTAATTGAATATTATCTGTCATAGATTTAGTTATTATTTTATCATCTATTGAACCTAATAATCTTAATATTTTCACAAATATATATAAATCTTCATTTATATAATAACCAGGTTTGTAAGACTTCTTTACTGTTTTTTTAAACATTGAAAAAGCATCTTTTTTTATATGAATAAAATCTTTTTTATTAAATATTTTACAATGATTAATATCACCTAATACAGATCCAATAAATCTTCTATTTCTTTCACAATGTTTATTTATTTCTGAAATACCAAAATCTATTATTTTAATATGATATTTTCCAACATTTATTTTATTTCCACCTAAAAATGAAAAATCCAAATTCATATTTTCATCTGATTTAATTATTAATATATTTTTTGTATGTATATCACAGTGTTTGACTTTATTTTTATGAATCATTGCTAAATAATATAATAATTGTAATCCTATATTATATGGATTAATATTTTTATTTTTATTTTCTTTACAATTACTTCTAATATAATCACTTAATTCAGTTGGATTGATAATTGCTTCCATTATCATATATTTAAAAATACCAACTTTATCATTATGAAATGGTATATTTGTGATTTCTCCGTAAGAGTATAATTTAGGAATCATTGAAACTTTAGAAAAAATATCACAATTTTTTTTATGTAATTTTATTTCATGATTTGCTGATTTTTTTTCCATAAATATCTTCATCACATATTTTTTATTATTATTTTTAATTAAATAAACTAAATCACCACTTTTACCACCACTAAATTTACCTGCTAATGTTATCCTATATTCTTTATTATCATTCATAAAAATTGTATTTTTTGAATCCAAATCCATAAAATCTAAATCACCCTTAATATTTTCAATACTATTATATTTTGACCCTGATTTAATTTTTTTTTTTTTTTTTTTTTTTTTTTAATTTTTT